GCCCGGCCTAAAAAACGGCTCAAAATTTACCATCGACGGCATCAAGTACACCGTTGACGACATCGTCGACAACGACGGTCAATTTGCCACCTGCATCCTTAAAAAATCATGAGCGAGACCATCAGAGAACAGATCATTGCCGCCTTTACCGACCGCGCGGCAGCGCTATCCAATTTACCGGTCCAGCGCGTGCAGCGTTCGGTCGGCGAAACTAAAGAGCGCTTTATCTCGGTCTGGGACGGGGCCGACCAAGTCGAAGAAATCATCTACGGCATCGAACGCAGCCGCTTTGCCATCAATTTGGAGTGCATCTGGCAGCACGGCACCGACAACCCCAGTACTTCGGCAAACGAGCTGATCGGGGAAATCATCACCACCATGATCGGCCCGACGGTCGATAAAACCTTCGGCGGCTTGGCGACCGACATTACCCGGCAGTCAGCAACCCCCGAATACCCGGAATCCGGCAGCGAATACACAACCACATCCGTCGTTTTTATCGTCAGCTATGCAACGCTGGCCGGCGACCCTTATACCCTCCCCACTGACTAACTGGAGCACAATACCATGTCTAACGCAAACTCAGCCGTTTACTACGAATCCGGCGTAACGCCCTATGCCATGTCGGCGCTGACCGACTCCGGCGATCACCTTATATTTGCCTCATCGGCCGACATATTTTCCGGATCGGACGGCAACTCGCCGGACGTGCGCCCTAACGGCGTCATTACCGGCGGTGCGGTAACGGTGGCGGCTTCGGCAGTCGATAACGGCGTCGATGTCGCCGCGCTGACCTGCTACCTGGCGGGCGAAAAAACCGCCGTCAGCGTGGCGGTTGATAAAACCATCACCCGCCCGGCAACCAACGTCAGCAAGGTTAACTCGATCACCATCAACAGCTCCGGCGCGGTAACCGTTGTCGCCGGTACCGACGGCACGACCACGGCGTTTTCCGAAACCCGCGCCGCAGCGGGCGGACCACCGTTAATCCCAGTCGGCAGCATCGAGATAGCCCAAGTGCGCGTCGCCACCAGTGCCGCCGCGCCCATTACCGCTGCGCAAATCTTCCAGTCCGTCGGCACGTACCTGGAGCGCTACGATTACCCTAATTTCGACACCGACAACGCCAACGGCACCGTTGTGTTTGATGCGGCCCTGCCGTTGATCCACACCGGTAGCGTCGCCAAAGCCGTCTACGCGTCTTATGCCGAGCCAATCTTTACAAAACAATCGTTTGCAAACGATTTTGTGCCAGCCGAAACCACGCACTCGACCTCATCAACCAAGGTCTATGGCGGCCTGGTCGGCACCTCGTCGGAGTCATTAGGGCAGGGCGGTTTTACCGCGATCCTCAAAGACGGCATTACCGATCCGCTGCTGTCGGCTGCTAATGATGTGCGCTGGATTAAGTATTTCCAGGACAGCAATAAAGCGCCCTACGTACTGACGCAGGGCAAAATCGGCACCTCGCGCACCTTTGGCGCTGCCGATCACCCGAAAGTTAAGGTGACTATATCGGCCCAAACTGCCAGCGTTAACCGGTCCAGCTAAAGGAAAATAAATCATGAACTACGTTATTGCGATTATTTGTATTTTGGCTGTTTATGTCTTTGGTGTGCGCTGGTGGTATTGGCGTGATTACAAGGGCCGCAACCAAAAGCCTGATAACCCCATTCAATCAACGCCGAGAGCGCCGCACTGCTTTTCGCGAGCTTCCCTTCATGCTGTACCCGCGCATTCAATCCGGGTGCGGTCGACCGAATCACGCCGAAACGATGACGACCATTTAAATCGCCACCACAGCGGTAGCGATTGGAGTTCGTCCGGCAGCAGCTACGACAGCGGTTCAAGTAGTTGTGATCCCGGATCGTCTTGCTGCTCATCGGACTGACGTCAACTAATTAAACAGGATATATAGCTATGTTTGACGATAAAGCATTCATGCGGGCCAAATTTCAGCCACGGACGGCTGAGGTCCCTGTTCCAGCATTGCAGGCATTTTTCCCCGACGGCGCTCTGGCAGTTTGGACTGTCAGGAACCTGACCGGCGACGAGCTGGCCAAGTCGATGGAAGCAAGCAATCGGCAAAAAAGCATCGATACCATCATCCAAGCCCTTGCAACGCAAAACGAGCAAATCGACGAGATACGCGCATCGTTGGGTATTGGCGATGATGTAGCAACGGAGCTGGTCAAGCGCCTGGAGCAGCTGGTGATAGCCTCGGTTGATCCGGTCATCGATAAGCCGTTGGCCGTTAAGCTGGCCGAAAACTACCCGGTCGAGTTTTATCAGCTCACTAACAAAATTATCGAGCTGACCGGGCTGGGAGCCGATTTAAAAAAGTAGCCCGGCTGTGGAATAGCAGTGCATTCCGCAGCCGAATGACCTTATGCGACCTGCGCGGCAAGCTGCTTTACGAGGTTTGCCCGTCGGAATTTCCGGCGGGCGGGCTGAGCGAAACGGAAATGCTGCTGTGGGAACTGTATTACCGGGATAAAAACGAGCGGAGTAGTTAAGTTAATGGCCGATTTACAACAAACAATAGAGATCATCTTTGGCGCTATCGACAATACTGGGCAAGGTATATCCAGCGTTACCGATGGACTCAATAATATTGTCGAAAAAACGTCAAATGTCACCGCGCCTTTAGCTGCCGTGGCCGAAAGAGCGTTGTCAGCCGAGGCCGCTGTGCTGGCGTTGGGTGCTACATTGCTGACTGTTTCGGTTAACGAAGCCTCGCGCTTCGGCGAAAAAATCGAAGAAATCGGCTCTTTGGTTAATGATTCCCCGGAAAAGGTCGCCGCACTAAAAACCGCTATTCAAGAGTTTGCGGCTCAGTCCAATTCGAGCAATTTCGAGCAAATCGAAAAGGCGATGTATGTCGCCACCTCAAACCTTGGCGACACCTCTAAAGCGCTGGATATTTTGACTATCGCGGAAAAAGGCGCAGTCGTTGGTGCCACTCAGTTGGATTCGTCAGCCGCGTTGCTGACCCGCACCATGAATGCCTACGGCCTGATAACGGACGATAGCGCGACCAATACCGCCAACGCCGAAAAGGTCATGGCGGCTATGTTTGCCACCGTGCAAAACGGCGACATTAATATGCAAGCGCTGGCCGATAACATCGGCAAAGTATCCTCCACGGCCAGCGCTGCCGGTGTGCCTATTGAGACCGTCGGCGCGGCAATTGCTGCTATAACCGGCGCCGGTGTCGGTGCCGATCAGTCGATGACGCTGCTTAATGCGCTGCTGAAAGAGCTGTTAAGCCCGTCCGATGATTTATCTAAAGCCCTGGGCGGGTTGTCGGTTACAGCTAACGGCTTGCCGGCCGTGATGGATAAATTGAAAGAATCGACCGGCGGCAGCGCGGATAAAGTTTATGCGTTGTTCAGCAGCTCGGAAGCTGCAAAAGGCGCATTGATTCTGGCTAACGACAGTGCCGGTAAATTTGACGGCACTATCAATGCTATGGGCACCAGTGTCCAGGACTTCAACAACAACTATAAAAACATGGTTGGCGGCGTTGAAGATTCAACGATCAGGTTAGAAAACAACACTAAAATCCTGCTCCAAAAAGTCGGCGAGCCGTTGCAAGACGGCTGGGCCGATATTCTTGATGGTTTGACAGCCATAATGCACGGTTATTCTCTGTCAATCGATCAGGGGGCATTCGATCCGGTTTTTGCCGCATTTAATGAGTTTTATGGCGATATTTCCGCCTTGCTAAAACGCATCGGCGAAAACCTGCCGGCGGCGCTGGCGCAAGTAGATTTTACCGGCTTAATCGCCTCGCTCAAGGATGCCGGTTTTGAAATTGGCGACTTGTTCGGGGGGATCGATTTATCGACTCCAGAGGGGCTGGCTCACGCTATACAATTCTTGGTCGATACCTTCGAGTCATTGACTCGCGTTGTCTCCGGCATTATTGATGCCTGGGGGCCTGTCGTGCAAGGTTTTGTGGCTGGTATCGATACATTTAATGACTTGGACGATAGCAGCAAAAAAACGGTCGGTAATTTACTCGGTTTGTCGCAAATATTTGAGACACTGAAAGGCACGGTTACCGGTGGCGCTGATGCGCTGCAAACAATCGGTAGCGCATTATCTGTGATTGCCGGAACCCAAGCAGCGGCAGCAGTAACCTCTTTAGTCTCTGCGCTTGGAGTGGGCGCAGTTCCTGCCGCTGTTCTGGCAGAGGGTTTGTGGGCTATATTGATCGCCGTTGGTGGTCTTACTTACGGGATTACTGCAAATGTATTGGCATGGGACGACTACAAGAATAGACAGGATACCGTCGCCGAATCGACTGCTAATCTCGCCGAAAATCAAATAAAAATAAAAGATCGACTGGCGGAAATAAGCGACCGCACCGGTATTGCTGTATCTAGCATGGATGAGCTCAATAAAGCGGTTGATGAAGGCCGCTTGGTGTTCAATGACGCAACCGGCGCTTATGAAGCTGCCGGAACCGGCGTGCGCGACTACGACACCGAAGTTAAGTCCGCATCGGAATCAGGATCGTGGTTTGCCGATGCAGTTAATGATGTCGCCAAGTCGCTGGGATTGGCCTCGGATACGGCCAAAGAAGCGCAAAAAGGCTTTAGCACACTGGCTGAAGCCGAGGCTTATGCAGCCAGGGAAATGGCGTCTAGCAACAACGTCACGATTACCTATAAAGATGGCTTGTGGCAAGTCCACGACGGCTTGACCTCCGTTACCGATTCAACAAAAAAGACGGCGGCAGCGACCAATGAAGCAGCTATAGCCGCAGGTGTTGGATCGAAAGAATGGAAAAATATCCAAGACGTATTATTGCAAACGCAAAAACAGATGAATGATTACAGCATCGAAATGGCCAAGCTGGCCGATCATA